ATCCATGTACCTTCCAATGATTAAGAGCTGCCACCATCGATCCATAACGATTATACGCATAGGATATACACCATCGCACCTGTTGCTTATAGTTAGCTCTAGCCATGTACTTACTACGGCCTTGACATATCCCATAATGAGAGCCATTGCGTGCACCTGGCCTTATGTTTGATTCCTTAGTCCATAACTCTATAGCTGCTACATACTGCATAGGTGTAAGCAAACTACCTGCATATTGCGTGATGGTTTTAACTTCTACTGCATTTGCTATAGGGCTGCCAAGCAATAGACATAGCCCTGCCAAACCATGCGCCACAGCTGACCGGGCTATCCCTACCGGGCCCAGCCATGCGTGTCGGATGGTAGCAAGGGTGTCAAGCAACAGCGTAAATCTTGGGCGATTCCCACAGGTTGCACACACCTGTGGATAACACCTGTGGATAACTATCTATCTAGCCATAGGCTAAGGATGCGCCCTACCACTAGGCCAATGAGGAGGCCAATCCATAGATCACACAGCATTAAGCGCCTCGATTAGGCATACGCCCATTATGCCACAGACTGTGCATTGCATCACTTTAACGCTAGCAGGCAAATTATCTGTGACCACACGCTCTATTTGCAGGGTTATTTTCTTACATCGCCTGCACTCTGTCTTAGCCTTCACTTGCACACCTGGCATACAAAACGCTGCTCTAAGCGTGGATCATAAATCCACATGCCTAGCCGTATCTCGCCCCATTCCTGGCATTTTGTGCACTTTAGGTAAGCTGCAGCCCATCCCACTACTTAACGCTGCCTAACCTGGGAGCCCATTGCCCATCTGCGCCTAAGCTAAACCAATTAGCCTTGCACTGCTCAGTGTTACTGTGATAATCGCAGACCATGCCCATATAATCCTTGCCATTTTTTGTGCCAGTCAGCTCTTTTCTAGGCCCATGCTTACAGGTCCAGGCATCATAAAGCGGCTCATTTGCCACCTCTGTAACAGTAGTAGCCCAAGGATCATACAGCTCTGCATCGCTCTTTTTTATAGCCGTTACAGTTGCTACCGGTGCACCTTGCCTAGCTGCTATCTCTTGCACACTTGCTATCTTTTTACTAGGTATGCCGATAGCTATAGCGCACCTGCCCCAGGCACTTGTCTCAGCGTTCATAAGCTCACTGCCCTTTGTGTATGGCGTGCGCCCTGGAATTTCCTCCCACGCACAGGCAATGGCAGGGCAGACATCATAAGGATCACGATATAAGGCAGCTGTGTAGGCCACATACATAGTCCCTGCTACATCGATGATTTTGAATGGCTCCATAGGATTAGCCGGTCTAAATACTGCCTCAGGATATGCCTCTTTGACCAGTCTTATACGCTCTGCCACATCAACATAATCATTCATATTAAAACTCATAACATTGCTCCTTCATCTACGGCAAGCCACACAATGCAGTTATTTCCTTTGGCATTTGGCCGGGTTCGACCACTATCAATGACCAGGCGCATTTTTACTAATGAGCCCCGTGATGGCCTCACGCTGTTGCCATCAATGTGCGTGACGCTTTCAATTTCTTGATCTGTTGCCCCATCTAACCCACGACTCTCAATGTATGAATAGACGGCGCGATTAATTGAGCCAATATGAGGCTCCACAGCTATCAATGCCTTTAATGATGTGCGCTGGTAAGTCATGGCAGCCTGCGCACTTCGCGCCTACCTACACCCTTGCCTAAATCAAAGCCTGTCTGAAAGCCTTGATCTAGTCCTACTTCCTTGCCCATAAGGTAGCCTGCCCACATAAGGCCGCTGCCTAAAATAGTAACTGCGCTAAAAACTATAACATCAAGATTCACGATTAGCCTCACCCTCTAGCTTCCAAAAGGCCTGAATTGTCTTGTCCATGTCAAAGCGGAACTGACCACCAAGCGGCTTGTATGCGACTAATTTGCCATCTCGCACCATGCGCCTGAGCGTGCTACTGGATACATCGAGGACTTTAGCCATTTGCGTAGTGCTCAGATACACAGGATCGATAATCATACTAATCGCTCCAATTTCCGGCGTAATCTGTAAGAATTACTACATCACTATCGGCTGTATCAAATAAAGCCTGGTGTGGGTAATCTATTGATGCAAGGTAGGCAGCTGCCAATAAATAATCTGCATAAGTATTTACCCAATATGCAAAATGCCACTTAAAATCCACGACTGTGCCTATTGTGACAGTCTCAAATCGATCCTTTTGTTGCTCCCAGTCATTACCGGCCCAACGCATTTGATTTTGTGTTAGGTAGTCAAAATCTGTTGCAGTCATGTCAAAGGTAATTTTCATATGCTGGCCTTAACTAATCGCAATGGGTTAGCTTTAGCCCAGGTGTCGCCTACTAACTGAAATTGCTTGTCTATCTCATCGATTGTGTATGACTCACAGGCATTGCAGCCACACTCTATTGCCTCTGCAAACTCCTGAGATAACTTGCTCAAATCTGTAACTATGTCTATATGTAAATCGCCCATCCTTGACATGTGAGGCCCTTTCCTAAGTACCGCCAAATGGCAGTAGGTCTAGGATAGACGATATAGACAAGATGTACAAGATACACACTTACCAGCGTGTCTAACGCTCCAAAAGGATAGTGTAGATGTGATCTAGCCTGGTCTCTAGCCTATTGACCTGCTCTTTTAGGCTAGTGCCGTTAGCGTGAGGCCCTATTTCAGCCATCATAGAGCGCACAATAAAGCGCACAGAGGCAAAAAGGGCAGACAGGATGGCTAGCACACCTACTGCTAGGCCCATCCATGCCTGCGCCTCCATTTACTTTTTGACCAGGCCTAGAGCTGCATCGTTAGGATTAATCGCGCGCAGTACCGGGCCAATAAATCCAGCTATAAATGCATTAGCTAGCACCTTAGGATCAGAAATCCCGGACATATACAGGGCTGCTACAGCGGCAAGCGCTGCTCTTAAATACGACAAGGCCGCCGTTTTGAGTTGTGATTTCATACTTGTACTCCTTGTATTTTAGTTATCAACGCTGCCGCCTTGACAGCATCAATGCTAATTTCAAAATGCATCTCATCCTTACGATTCTTGTAATCCCCGCCCCAAGTTAGGCCATACTTTTTAGCCAGCGCCCTGAGCATCGGCACTTTAGCTGCATCAAATGTACTTACAGCCCCTAGCGGATGCTTTGTGGCATTAAGATCGATGGCGCTGCCGCTAGCGTGATTGCTTAGCTTGCCAGGCACACCTCTTACATCTCTGTATGCATAGCCCCAGTCATCAAGGCCATCATCATCTATCGGCTCTATAAGGCTATGAAACTCTGAGGCAAAGCCAATAAGCAAGGGAGCAACGGCAGAGGCACAGCGCAGCTTGCGTTGCGTACCTGGCACAAGGTATGACCTTACGCCTATCTCAGCCTGATCCTTGGATGCAGGCCAGCCGTTGTAACTTGTTAGCATTTATGCGTTGGTATAGGTAACGCTAACTTCTCCGCCGTTAGCCATAAGGTTGTAGGGCTGGAGTTCCACCCAACCCTCTGAGCAGCCACTGAAGCCTTGGCCGTTCATATTGCCGTTCATACAGATAATGCTGCTTGTTGACCATCCATTATCCGATCCTGAGCCCCCAGCCGACCAGGCGACCGAACCCTGTAGCACACATACCCCATCCTGATACCAGCGCATAGCACAAGTTATGTTTGTATCATCGGGTGTAAAACTTAGGCCTGTGCTGGCCCCTGCTACGGCTCCAGCCTGTGCGCCGTTAGATGCTTGCACTCTTAGATCGTACTTAGTTTCATTATTTACATTGAACTGTACTGGTCCCATTTTATCTCCTCTAACTTAGTAGTAGTTTGGCTTCATCGGCAGTTATGCCAAGTTTGGCTAGTAGGGTTGCTTTGTCGGTGACGGCTTGCTCTGCCTCTGCCGCTTTGGCTTCTTTAGCCAATCTGCCAAGCGCCCATTGTGATATCTGCGCTTCATAGTCGGCTTCGCTTAATTGCGTGTAACCATTTTCTTCATTACCAACACGCAAACCATTGGGATTTTCTGCTCTAATTACTTCAATCATTTCTGCCTGTGTTGTCATTATGCTTTAGCCAATCCATAAATAGTAATTGTTCCCGATACATTTGACGATGAAGTAGAAATTTTAAATCCTGTAGTTATTTTATTGGCCGCGTTGCCTGAGGCAAAATTGCCGTTTAACCACGACATATTCCCACTCTGGCCATCATTAAACCAACCATAAGCATTACCCTTGTTTGCCGTGTTTCCAACATTTCCAAAATACATCGCGCCGTAGCCGGGTTCTGAACCGCTACCAGTTTGGGCGTTCATTAAAATAAAACTTACGGCATTTTGCCCGCTTCCTGTTACTGTTCCGCTCGCCGATTGCATCGCCATTCTATTAAAATAAACTGAACTTGCAACATCGGTTGCCTCATAGCGCAACGCTAGTTGCGGGTCATCTGCCGAGGTTGCCGCCGACATCGAATTAAAATACACAATGTAATTTTCGTAGGTACTTGTAAATACTCCATCGAAAGTTTGAGATGCAACGCCGCTAAAAGTTGTGCGACTAATTAGCGTTAAAGCGCTACCGCTAGCGGCAGTCGTCCACGCTGGTATCCCACCAGACACATTTAGAACTTGACCTGTGGTGCCGATACCTAGACGGGCAGGTGTAGAGCCGCTAGAAGAATAAATAATATCGCCCGTAGTAGTCATTGGGTTAGTCATACCGCTGCTTTGTACTATGTCAAAGAATAGCGCGGCGCTTGTTGTATTAAAATATAGTTGCCCACCCTCGTATTGACTAAGGGCTAGTGATCCTGCTGTGCTTACTGTTGCCGACCCAGCTGTGACAGTGCATACGCCGCTTCCCACATTTTGAATTTGTACGCTATCGCCCTGTGAAAATAGCGCGGTATTGACTGTAATCGTGGTTGCGCTCGCGCTGTTCATCTGTACGACTGTGCCAGCATCGGCAGCTACTAGAACATAACTAGCCGTTTTAGCTGTAGCCGATCCACCACCCATCGCTGTCTGTTGCAGACTTGTCATCTGCGCCGCTGTAAGTACCTGCCCTACAGTAAAGGTTTGTTTAGCCATATATCCTCCCTAGTAACTCAATACGCCTGTATCAAGAAGCCCAAAAATTGCATCGTCTAAAATCAGGCCATCTATTACAGGTTCCAGCGTAGTAAAGGTTACACGCCACTTGCTAGGGCTAATACTCATAGCCACGCCAAATATCTGCAAGGTTTTTGTCAAAGTCGATGCCCCAGGTTGGTTTGTCGTGATTGTTATAGGGTCAAAAAAGTCTAGGTCTAGGGCTGCGATTATGCCTAGATTGTAATTATCTGTGTACAGGTCCAGCGTTAATTGGTCACATCTGACAGTAGTTTCTTGTCTGCTCGCAATATAGGCCTGTGCATATTCCAGCGCCTCGGGGTCTGTTTGCATTAGTAGGCCCTGTTGATTGTAGCTATGTAGAAAATACTTGGCTAT